GTATCCATAAACTTCATAGGCTCGATAAGATTCCTAGTTCTCTCAAGTCTATCGACTTCCCTACGCAAATACCAAATAGCTTTCCGCAAATCTTCCTTCTCATTACCACCAGATTTAAAACCAGCCCTACAAATATACTTAACAGCATTACCACGATTAAAGTTCATCTGTTCAGTTAGATCAATAACCTCAAGGCCATAATACATTTGATAGTGAGGCGGGCTATTAACATTATCAGCAGACATGGCGCTTCCTAAATATCAACAACCGTATACGACAAGATCTCAACACAAGGCGTTTCAATAAAATCTACAACTGTTCCGCCTGTGGTTTTGTCATGCTCAATACAAGGCAATGTTATCGTGGTCGTACGTGTCACCGTAGTAGATCGCTTCTTTACGCCCTTCACTGTAAAATCACAAACAGACGTGACGGTTCCGTCCGCGTTAGTTGTTACTGTTGAAGGCTTGCTCATTAAAGTCTCGTTTCGACTCGAGGGCTTCTAAAATAGCCTTGTCAATAGAGGTGTCACTTACAAGAACATAGTACTTCAACACTTGGAACAGGGTGTTCAATCTATCGATTCTACCTTGAGCCTGCTCCCATAGTTTGTACGAATAATTCAAAGAATAGAATACAACAGTGTCAGTATCCGTGCAGTTCCAACCTTCAGCTCCTGCTGAATACTGAACTATATAAATCCATCTATCAGTTTTTGGAATACTCTCGTGCTTGTGACCATTCCATTCAGCGTACCCCACGCCTTCTAGATTCGCGAGGCTCCTCAAAAGCACTAGCTCGTAGTCGAAGTTGTAGAAGAGCACTATCTTCTTGTGGTTCTCCATCAACTCCAACAGGGCTGACAAACGAGATGTGTCGCCATTCACGACTCTTCGCATCATCATGAACATCTCCCCCGCATCTCTTAGGGGGCGTTCTTCGTACGGGTGCCAACGCTTCACCACCATGTTTAAAAGGTCTTTATCATGCGATACAGGGACTTTGTATACTTCTCGGATAGTAGTCCTCATGTATGGCATTTCTACGAGGAGCTTCGATCTGAGGTATGCTAGCTTACGTTCATTCTTATACCCTGTTACTTTTGGGAATTTTGTATATGGGGCATAAATTACATGATCTCGCTTGAACTCGGTTCTATTCTTGTAAAAACCATTTGCTACGAACACTGGTATGTAGTCAAGCCAACAGTCTCCAGGAGTAGCTGATAGTAGGATCCAACGATTGTGTTTGGTCATCTTAAGAAAGGCCTTAACCCAGCCGCCGGATCCTACAAGTCGCTGCTCGTCAAAGATTATGAAGTAGTCCTTCAGTCCAACATACTTACTGATGTTGTTCCACGAGTCAACTTTTAACAAGCCCGCTAGAGTGGCGCCCTCATACTTACCAACTCCAAATTTTGCGAATTCGCCATCCCAATCAAGGCTATCGCGTTTCTTTGCAGTAGTAATTACAAGAATATTCCGAGGAGATTCGTTAGCCATGTAATAAGCCACCGCAGTAAGGGATTTCCCACTCCCAACACCTCCCCATAATATAGACCCGTTCTTAAGATCACTGACGGCTTTTTTCTGATGGGGATATAGGTCTACCGACATTTCATAAAAACCCGTCTACGTGGCTCTCAGGGGCCTTAAATGGGCTCGTAGTCGCCAAGAAGGTATTCTTTATGAACAACTACGTGCGGATTGGGGCATTTGTTTTTTAGACTCTCCAGATACTTATCACCAAGTGTACGCATCACGTGACAATACCAGTCTCGTTCCTCTGGAGCTGGATAAAGCATAAGGGCAATAGCTTGCCGCGCCAAAATAAAAGCAGAAAGCAGATCCGACTCTTCGATATCTTCGACTTCAATTTCAATTTTCACAACGTCTCCTGTTCGGCTTTAATCGCTTTGTCGATCAACCATGCTCGGGTAAGTTTAATCACAATATCTTGTCGCGTCGCAGACCAAGTATCGAAGTGAGCGGCGAAACTAGAAATGTCGAAATGAAACTCTTTATGAACAGTTTCCAACCATTCTTTAACTTCTCCAAGAGTTACTTCAGCTTCTGATTTAACAATAACACCATCGATTCTATTCACTTCGAAATCCCATATGTTTTGTACCACTTGGAAGTTTCACGTAGAAGAGCTCGTTGCTGATTAGTAGTCAGAGCATTATAATGTTTAATGAAATCGGCCACACTAGGATATGAAGCATTGTAAGCAACCTTCATATATATCATGATTTGTCGGTGAGTAAATCTTTCTTCCAGAATTCTATACCAGTCCATAGTTCCTCATTTAGATAAAAAAGTAATACCATGTTTTTGTTGCAGGGCCTCAGGTTAGAGACCCCACAACGTCAGCTATAAGGAATAAACCCTACAAGCATCACAAACAAGAAGATTGCTAGATACAGTTTAGCTTTTCGCACGACGACGCTGCACCCCCATCGGAACTAGAGGGTTGGGCATTGCGACAGCCTTGTGTGCCCACATCGATGCTTCCTCAAGACGAAGAAGCGCTTCCTCCTTCTCGCGACCCTCAGGAAGAGTGGTAGCCAGAATCCCAGCAAAGAGGACGAAACTTTCACGCAAATCGTAATGTTGTTTTGCAGCCTCAGGAGTCGGAATATGTTGTCCGAACCTTTGAGCTATATCATTAGGACTCAACATTAGCATCCATATCCTTCAAGAGGCGCGTCATTTATATCTTCCATCGGAAGGTCATTAGCGCTTTCCTCGTCAGTAAGCGAGATCATTGGATTTTCTTTAGTCCCCAAACCCAACGCTTTAGAATTAAAAAACTCTCGATATGGTTTCATGAACTCTTCAGAAAATACAAACTTCAAAGGATAGCGAGGACTTCTTGCTTCGTAATCGGAATTAAAGTCGTCGATATACATATAAGTCATATTACACCTCCTCACAAAGAAGGAATAGTAACGCCGTGGTTCGCGCATGCACGCTTCAAAGAAGCCCAATGATCACGAAGGGTATACAGGTCAGCCATACTTCCCGAGTAGTCCTGGCCCGTGTCCTGAGACATGTCATACACAGTGTCAATCACAGAAGTTCCCGCGGCCTTAAGATCCGCATACTTGGAATCTTCGTAGATCTTTCGATTCTTCCGATAGTCAGACTCAGTCATAGGGGTGTTCTTCTTACTTCCGGAAGCCTTTGGGGACGCTGCATTAGCAGCAATTCCCTGGCAACCCTTGATTCCCGAGTCCGCACCATTCTCGCGAGGAGTGTAGGCAAAGAAGCCGACGGTCACACCAATGACGAGTACTAGGACAAACGTCATCCAAGCCTTACTGTTCACGACAAACCGCATGATTCCTCCTATTTGAAGTAGAGACTTAGTGTCTCTGGGAAAGGGTGAACGTATTAGGTCCACCCAGACCCACAAACACTAGACTCCGTGTCGAGAATTAACTCGATTCAAGTCCTCTCGAGTGATCACTGGTAGGAGCAAAGTCTCGGGATTCACAACGGTTTCAGTATCGATCTTATTCGGCATGGTGTCAAGTTTCACAAGCCATGGTTGGCCAATTGGGAATGTTAGTTTCCTCTTTCGACCGTCCTCATAAGTCGCGATAAAGGCGACATACTTTCCGCCGTTGATGATAGTAGCATATGAGATGGTGTACCACTGATTGAGAATCTCAGCCTGGTCCAACTGGTAAGGATCCATCGCATCGGTGACTTCGAACCGCAGACTGCTATCGCCTACGGTAACCTTCATACCATTGCGAAGAAACGAACCATCGAACAACAGATCATCAGTGTGGGGGTCCATCTTAAAGAATCTACCAAGAAACATTTAGTACTCCTGTTAGAAGTATTTACGCATCTATTGATCGGAGGGACAGAAGTTCGAAAGCAGCGTGGAATGCGGCGTTAGTGTATACCTTGTAGCCTTTTCCTGCGTACAGAATCCAGTCTCCAACTCGAGCCTTGGTCTGGTTCTCACCCAAAGCTCGAAGAACTCGAACCTTGATGTACTTTCCATCATCGTTACGAGCAGATCCCTGACACCAGAGGCATACGTCGACGAAATTCTCCTCAGTTACCTGAACCGCATCTACTAGGAATGGCTTTCGAACATAAGTGTGAGAGGTGATCATTGAGTATTTTATACTTTCTCTTCGTTGGCTACAAGGACTTTCCGGTGGTTTTCACAGCACCAGTCTTCGCCCTTGAAACACATTGCTTTCTCTTCGTCTGGTTTTCCGCAAACTAGACAGTTATTACTTTCTTCATTCCCCATCAGTCTCGCCAAGGGGGTTTAGAAGGATTCTCAGACATCGGAACTTCGGGGATAACCGCATACTTGATAGCCAGATCATCTTCCTCCAGAATAGCATACAGAGCCTTTACGTAGGCCTTCACGCCACTCTTGAGTCCAATAGTCCAGACGTAAGGACGAATGACAATATCGCAGGTCTTGATGTCGACCCAGTCCAGAAGTTCGATATCATCCGCACCCAACGAAGTACGTCCTCGAGAGCCAATCATAACAATCGTCGGAGGACGACTCTTATAACCAACTGAGACAGACAAATAGGGAAGGTCCGGTTCGTCTTCTTCTCGACCTCGAAGCATCTTGATATTCCAGCCTTCAAGTTCAAGGCGTTCAGCCATATCAGACTCGAGAATCACGCAGAAGTTACGATCACCTTCCCGGTTATACGCACCCTCCTTCCCTGCAAAGTTCCGGAAAATGATACGGGCGTTTTCGAGAGTAAACGGTTCAGGCTGGCTCATAATTACCTCAGGCATCTCGTCTTTAGAGTAGTTGCAGCAGACTTCTCACTAGTAGTTGCACTACACTTCGTGCAATAATAGTGATTCGATCCACCAGCGAGTTTCTTCATGTTGTGGGAACTATGTACCCAACTAGGAGCAGCCATGATAATACCTTTCATCATTAGAGGGCTGAACCCCTTTAGAAGTCCAGCCCAATTAATTAAGCGCCGACAGCAGAAGCAACTTCGCTTCGAGTAACGCGGATTGGTTCGAAACGCGCCTCGAATTCCTTCTGAGATAGGGAAGCGAATCCTTCGTTCTTGACGAAGTAAAGGTAGTCACCTTCCTTGACCTCGAGTACACCGTCAAAAGTAGCTACTAGCAGAATCCAGTTACCTTCGACTTCCACCAGTCGCCCATTGCACCAATCGCGGGCTTCTTCAGCTTCTTCCTTGGTGAATTGGATAGCCTTAGCCGAGGTACCCTTGGGGCGATAGGTACGAACACTCATAGGTAAAACCTTTCTAATCACAGAAGGTGCCAACAAGCACCAATATAGCAATAACCATTATCACCAGGAGAACAGATCCAAGTGCATCTTTAGAATTCTTATCCATATACAAATTCCTTAAATGAACCAAACTTTTCGATAGTGGCTATGGCTTCTTCTGCCATTGTCTCGAAATAATTCATATCAATCGAGTCGAGACCATCATGTTTAACATTCAATGATTCGGCCCAGAAATAACCCTTGGTTCCAGTTACCGCGTACGTCTTGTCGCCCTTAACACGATAGAGAGTTCCTCCACCGCAATCCGGCTTGACTGGAGTGAACAAGCCAGTGCGTCCCACGAACTTCCAGCGACCAATGGTTTCTTCATTGATATCTGCCTTAGGGATATTGTCGAAGTCCAGATACATAGCTCCTTCCTTAACACTGCGAGCCTCGCAAAGATCCGAGAACTCTATATCAGCGTCATTGAAGAGAGTCTTAAATACGTACGGATGTTGGAATTGTGCTCCTACAGCATGCCAGTCTGTACCATCATTTGCGATGTAGACAGCGTCGTTCACGAGACAGAACTTAGAGTAGGTAGCCTCATGTTCGAATGTATAGCCATACTGCTTTCCGAAATCCATCACAAACTGGATGATCTCAGGTGTTGCGTTTGGGATCTTGATGGAGTCGGTCTTAATGTGAGCAACCGTGAAGCCCCGCTCTTGAACAGCGTGCTTCAGATCGATCATGAAGAGAGACCCTCGTTTGGCGACGATATTGTCTTTATTTCGAGGATCTCTGAAGGGATTGTCGAAGGGAGCCGATGTAAGTCCGTAGACGATGTTGACGACAATTTTGAGAGCATACGCCAAAGCTCCGGCAGCCGCATCCAAGTCTGGATTAGAAGGGTCCAGAAACTTCGACAGTTTACCACCAAGTAGCGTCCGGGCTTCCTCGTACTTCTTATGCTTAACAGCCAGCCGGCCTTCGACGAGTTCCCAGAATCGATCTGTATATTCGCCAAATACGTTGAGCTCTTTGATGGAGGTAGGATGCATGCTCGCAACGTCCAATAGGGCAACGTCCGAGTAGATGCCGGGTTCAGCATAGACATAACCCCCTTCACCAACGGTCTCATCGCGATAGTTAGAAGTACCACGAGAATAATTGTACCCATCAAATTCCTTCGATAAGTCGGTATATATGAATGATCTTTGAGGATTTCGATCGTCACCGAATATGATCTGCGCAGTGTGCTTCTGAGTAGTATCGTTAGGAGAAAGCCCACTCAGTTCAGCAAGGATCTTTCTGGCATCCCAGTCGCCCTTACGAGCCATAAATACAGCATCTGTAGCCGTAACATCATTCGCACAATAGTCGGCTACTTCAACCCAACTCTCCTCAGGGACTGGTTGATCCCAGGGGAAGTTTAGTTCCACATGCGCAATGCCAAGTTCTATTTCGAACTTCTTGAGGCTCTGCTTCTTGCTAGAAAAATCGTAGATATCAGTATAAGACAAATCATACGCTTTGCCGAACAATGCCCCTTGATCGTTGTCGATGATCCGCTTCGAGAGTTTGTAAAGCATAAGGTTAGTGTAACCAAGATATGCTCCCCATAGAATATGGTTATCGTATCTACGGTTGTTGAATCCTACAAGTTTAAATTTGAATAGTGCCTCGACTTGTTGGGCCGTAGGATTGATCATACGAATTACCGTTGAAGAACCCTCGTACTTCCAACAAATCACAAATAGATTTGGAAATACCTCAACGTCAAAGAACACCAGACGATCTTCTACAACTTCTGGTTCCTTGGTCGTTGTTTCTTCAGATTTGAACTTCATATGCTGCACAATTTTGAGCGCAGCCATAGATTGGTTGGTGCTGTTATTTGCAAACACGATCAATTTGGAACGAAGATCGGTGACGTCATAGGCAAGACCCGAGGCGTATGCATCATCTAGGATCTTCGCAATAAAGTCGACACTTGGTTTAGTACCCGGGTGTATCTCTTTTCTAAGATTTCGATCTATAAGATCGCGAAGACCCTTTTCCGATTTAATGACCGCATCTTCGATCACTGGTTTGCTCTCCTTTAGCGGGAGACCACTAGTTATTGCGGCGACTGGAACTTTATTGCTTCCGTTAACTCGTCGACGAAGACTAGCGCCTCCACGAAATGATTTGACTTCAATTCCTGGAGCGTAATTCGAAGCGAGTTCTCCGGCATCATCTCCGGTGTAATTGTAATGGAGATGGATTCCTGAACCGCTTTTACTACGTTCTCCGTAAGTGGTAGGCCAAAGACCAGCCGCCTCGATATTTCTCTCAAGAGATTTTGTAATTCCATCGTCTTCCTTCAAATCGAAGTCAATTACGATATGGTTTTCTGGTACTTTTACATAGTGCAGTTTTGTCGTATCTAGGTCAGCCAAAGTAGTTGTAACCTGAGACCATCGTTGTTTTGGCGTACCATCATCCTTAGCATACTGAGCCGGGCAATCAGCCAAATATGCATCCAACAAAGAGACCGTTTGATCTATCTCAAATGCTGGCGGAACAACTTCTTCGACTTTTTCTTTTCTTCGATAAGGTTCGGCAGAAAATCCACTGTAGTAGTTTCGCCGAGCTTCGCCATCAACGGTGCAACGTTCGTCAAATGAATCAAAGTAGTTCTTGAATTCGTCCCGGAATTTGTATTTCGGAAGAACCCAATCTATCCCAGATTCCTTGCAGTACTCCCTATACAAGTCATACGCTTGTTGAAGTGTAGCACCATTCTGAGATTTAAAGACATCGTAATAAGCTTCTACAAAATTGAAGAAGACGTCAGTGCGATACATCATCTCGAGTGGGCGATACGCATTATAATAATTCTTACCCATCGTCCTATACACATCAAGGCAATGCTGCGCGATTGCACCCAACTCGAAATTAATTCTAGAGATAAGTTCAAAGTAATGATTAGCAGGAATAATATTTCCACTAGGATTAATGTCTAGCAGACGTCTAATGATTCCCGCTTTGGCATCCGTGATCTTAACGGGTTTATTGGTACCAATGAACAACATAGCACGACTTCGAGAAGTATACGCGGGTTTGTACTTCTCATTAAACGTCATCTCTTCGTGGGAGACGATTGAGTTTAGTTTACTATTATCTTCGATCTTAGACAAGTCACTGTCGTGCTCGATAGCAACCAAGGGGTTGCCCCGGAATGCTTCCGTAGCAAAACTATTATTGGTGCCAACAAGAGCTTTCGCATCGAAAGTAACACAGTATCCATCAAACAATTTAAAGATAATGTCAAATATGGTAGACTTACCAGTTCCCGGTTTTCCATAAAACACAGCAAACTTCTGTATACTCTTGGAGTCTCCGGCAACAATAGAACCTATACACCATTCGATCTTTGCGCGTTCTTCAGGGATATATAGAGTACTGACAAGCTCATCCCAAGCTTCATAACTCCCCGACTCCAATTTATACGGGAGTCGACGACTAGCATGGTCGTTCTTAGTTATGACTGAATTCTGAAACGTTAGAGATGCGTCCAGTTCACAGCCATTATCTGATACTCGTCCTACATAATTTCGGAACTGCGTCCAGCCATTTGTCTTAAACGAAGACAGATGTTTCACCCTACAAGTAACCCCGATAGCTTTTTGTTCAGCAGCAAACTTATCTAGAGCTTCATCCACAAGACGAACGACGTCGTATTCATCTGTAGACCAGAGGCCTTGTTCTTCATCCCAGATAGCGTGGAATGCTTTTCCACGAACCATTAGGTCTTTTGATCGCCGAACTACGAAATCGGGGTAAACTTCAAACGACCCCTTATGAGGTCCTTTTTCGATTTCTCTCATCGCGACACGAAAGAAATCCATAAGTCTACCCCTTCCTATATACCAAGTTCAATCACATATTCGCACATCTGGTACCAGATTTCAGTTTTCCTTTGGTCCCCGTTAGGGTTTTGTAGAGGGAATAGACCACCTCTACCGTTAGGTTCGTAAGTCCTCCAGATAAGTCGGTTTAAGCTTTCTTCTATCTTTTTAGAAGTCATTCTGGGGTTCGAAAGACCTAGGTTTTCAATCAAACCCCAGAACCATCCGCTAGTATCTCTTTGCGAAGGAAACCCGTCGGTTTCGAACGAGAGACGTTTAGCGAGTGCAATAAGCATTTCGAAAACAGAGCAGCCGAGTTCTAGCCAATATGGATCGATATCTTCAACATCTAGTTCCTTATGATTGATGAATGCACAGCGGAGATCTTTTCCGTCTTCAGCGCGATTATCATCATTAGGAATTATCCAGACGAATTCCTTTTGGAATAGTAGTCTGAGTAACCGGTTATATTTGTTATCCACGTTGCCATTTGGGCCGCCCACTTTATCAAGAAGCCAAACGAAGTACTCTTCATCGAGCGGGGGCTTAGGAGGCATAGTTAATCAAGTCCTAGAACATCGACTCGATAACTACCCTCGCTGCGAACAACCTCATAGTCAGTCGATAGACGATCGTTCCTGACATATACAACATTAGGGTCTTCGCTGTCGTGACCGAACAAGAGGTTTCCCTCTCCGATAGCAACAACGAATTCCTCTACGACGGCGTCGTCCTGATCCGTCAGAACAGAATCCCCTTCATACCAAGTCACGGTTACTTTCTCGTAACTCGATTTGTCGTCGAAATACTCTTTGACGCTAATTACACGGGGGTCATGTACAGCGTCTTGTGAGAAATCCGGGTCGAGAGATCTTTCGCTGAGAAGTTCTTTATACAAGTCTCGGTGTTCCGGGGGTGTTACCGGCTGTTGGTATTGATAAACAACCTTCTTGTACTGCTTGTCCTCGCGAGGTTTTACAGCTCCATTGTACCCAGGGATAACCTTAGCGGCCATTTCCTCTGGAGAACTGTAATACTTCGAAACATAAGGCGGATTGATATCTTCCGGAGTAACAGTGATATTCCGTACGTCCGTCTCTGGCTCACTCGGCTCGTCGAAGGATTCGAAGTCGTCCTCATACCGCTTCGAAAGGATAAATCCTGCAACGAAACTAGTAAGAACCAGAGCCGAAACTCCTAGAACAGTTGTGAATTTCGGCATCTTGATTCCTCAGATCTTGTCGTAGATAACGCCGTCGACGTTGAAGTCCAGCCACACCGACTTCTCGTCGCCATTAGCAAATTGCTGGCCCATGAAAGTATCGCCAGAGAACACGCCAAAGTCGATATAACCATCTCCCTCGACTGAGTTATTTACCCACCCAACAACGAATCCTTCCTTGGTACGATCCATACCAAGGAGATCATACACCTCATTCAGAGTAACATGACCACGGGCACGAAGAAGGTCGTTAGCATAATTCTGTTGGCACTGAATGAAGATTTGGTTGTATGACGGGTGACGATTCCAGTTTCGGTTATTCTCGTCGAAGATCTTAGCATAGATCGACGGAGCATTCTTACCGGGAACCTTAACGGTTCGGGTTACTGGTCCAGTTTCAGTTTCCTCAACAATAGTCTTATCCACGAGACCATGGCGAAGAGTCTGGTCCTCGACAGCACCATACTTCTCAGAAACCCGAGAACGGTACTGCTTGAAACCCTTGTCAAGAGCCGCGTAAGCCGCGGTAACAGCCAGATTACGACGGTGCAGAATGACATGCGAACCGGTCAACATCGCGATAGAAGTAACGCCAAGAATTACTGGCGGACCGAACAACTTGGCGAAGGAAGCGAACGACTTACCATAGACATAGTAGAGATCCTTGGTGCGATCGAGATCTTCGTCGTAATCTGTGGTCTTGACGAATTCGATCTCGGTCCGGGCTTCCTCGATAGTTTCTTCAACCCGAAGCGTAGCGCGGCAAGCCAGATACACGGTAGCACCAATACCTACTACGCCACCAACAAACATTAGTGTCGGGCTGGCCTTCCTGATCTTAAGTAGATTCAGTGCGAACTTACTTGTTACTGCATTCTTGAGATTTACAAGGCTCATTTGTTTTCAACTCCCGATTGGGTTTAGTAGCACTTCTCAGTCTACATAGAACGGCGTATACTTGCGCGTCAGACATACGGTCTACTTGACGAGCCCATTTAACGCCTCGATAATAATTTTTGAGAAGTTCTCTATTGTTCATGACTTTAGTTTAGAGCTTCTGGTCTGGGTAGGTCGAGAAGATAACCTTCTGGTACGCGGCGAATTTGGTTACCGTCTAGGATCTCCCAACCCCACTTTTGATCTGTGAACTGTGAACTGATCCCGGTCAATTCATACAAGTCAGCAACAGTAGCCTTGCCGTACTTGTCGATCAGGTCATACATCCTCTCAAGTACTTCGTCGGCATCTGCCCGAGATGGAAGTACGAGATCTGTGTACGAAGATGATGGTGGTCTAGCGTTACGCCTAGGTTCTTCTCGTCTTGGTTGCGGTTGGTTATAGGATCGACTATAACTACTATAGTTAGTTGGCTGTCGATAAGAGTTCGAAGGCCTACGATTTTGTCGAGAGTCTCCAAACAAAGTACGCTCGATACCCTGGGTCGCAGCGTCTACAAGCGCATCTTTCAATGCTGGAATGAGCACGTCCACAAGAATATATTCGATAACGCCCTTGGCGTCCCCACCAACAAATACTTCTAGAAATTTCTTACCTAGACTTTTGCGAGCTTTTTTAGCTACGCCCTTTGTGACTCGTTCTACTTTCTTTGTTGCAGTATCCTCTGGTTCGGAACGTACTGCTTGACGACGTTCATGGGAATTTCCTGGGAAATCATCCATCTGCTTCCCCTATTTTCGCAAAACTAAAAGGCCGTGTTGGCCTAATAGTTTTATTTAGATGTCTTCGAGGGTGGTAGCTTCTTCAATCCCAGCAGCAATAGTCTGATAGCCTTCGATGGCGCTATCGACAAGATTGTCGGTGTATTTCTTGCATGCCACCACGAGGATACCAGTGATTGCAACTTTGGCTGCAGCAACTGCGAGTCGGTCTTTCGCGTTTACTGAGTCAACATTGGTCTCAATGATTCCCGTGATGATCTTGCTTACTCCTGCACTAACAACGATGCCGATAGCAGCCTTGGCGACTGCTTTCTTGTCGATATTACTGAGGTCAAATTTAGGAAGTTTCATTTTAGTCCTTTCAGAGGTCTCATTATAACACATGTTAATTGTGCGATTTAGTATTTCCTCAAATATACTGCGACCCGAACTGTGATCAACTTGTCGCCAAGAAGAACATCAAATTTGTCGAAATCCGGTCGATCTCGGTTCTCTTTCAACCATTTCTTTACATCTGATCGGTCACCAGTGTAGAGACGTTTACGATTAGAATCAAGAACTCTATCTTTCATTTTTACCTCGCGTAAATATTCAGATATTCTTCGATAGTGAAGAGCCGCATGTTCTCGCCAATACAAACAAGAGCCTTCATGATTTCTTCGTCATCCATACGCGCCTTGATAAAGGCTATCGTGGCTTCGCGACGACCATTAAAAATTACCGAGTAGTTTTCTCCATTAAGAACAGCATCCAGATACATTTCCTACTTCTTTCATCATTGGAATATAAGATAACACTACTTACCAGAGACTCTTATGCTTCTTTATATAGTCGCTGATACTGACCGTGTCGTTACCAGAAATAACTTCGTACCTTGAGTAATTCGATTTGTTGATATGCATTTTAATATAAGTAATAATCACAAATGGACTACCACTAGTGACTTGACTACTATTACTCTTTTTAATTAGTAGGTCTGATCTACCCATTATAAAACTCCTTAGGTATATATGATATTGAGGGCGCATGTTGGCTCGGGACCCTGCGGCTGTCGTTTAAGATTAGCGTCCGGAAAAGTCCAAGAGACAGGAGACCCCTCGCCTATCTCTCGAACTCGCAATCCCCTCAATATCGGAATAAAGTTTACTTGTTAGAAACCGCGTTCATTCCACGCAGATGCGCCATAAGCATTTCCTGAGGTGTGTCCTCAAGTTCCTGCCTAGTCGGTTCACGGCCTTCAGCCATCCAAGAAGGAATAGCGTTAAGGGGTTTTGGGGAAGTCTCAACCTCGACGATAGGCGTCGGAGTTTCAGAAATCTTTTCCCGAAGTCCCTTAGGAATGATACCGTTGATGAATGCGACGAAGAGTTCAGGATTTCTCAGGAATTCGACAAAGAGTTCCGAGTATGCTTCAGAACTCATAAACTCTTGCGTGTGAATTTCATCCTTAAGAAAACGTTTTCCGTCAGCACTCCGACGTCCCACGCAGCGAGAAATGATCTCCTTAAAGACGACAAGGATAGCCTTAGTGTTCGAAGCATTCACAATCGCCTGAAGATAGTCATGAAGACCACCGTCGTGTTCAAGTTCCAGTTCGGCAATCTCAGCCTTGCTAAGATGAAAATAGAAGGTCTCAGTAACTGGGTTACCCTCGAGATCCTCGTATGTGATTTCTTTACTCAACAACGTAAAATCCGCCTCGCTTGATCAGACCGAGAGCATAACCGGTCTTGTCACGGACAAATGTGTAAACCGAATCTCCGATTGAAGCGAAGCAGGAATTACAAACAGTACCGTCTCCGGTGCGATGAATGAAATGTCCTGCTCCACTAATAACTCGTCTGTCGTGATCTATACACTTAAGCTTCAACAGTTTCCTCCGCAACTGCAGCAGCGCGCTTGTTCTTACGGATCTTGTAGATAGCGAACGAGGTCGCACCCAACAGCAGAACACCCGCGGCGATTCCAGCAGCCACCTTCAGGTTGACAGGTCCGGTAGTCGCAACGAGCTCTTCGGTAGCGTCGACAGTAGCTTCAACAACAGTCTCAACGGCAGAGGTCTTGGTAGCCATAATAATACGATTCCTTTTCTGGTTATTTAACCGAGATGATTGAAATGTTTAACAGGGGTTACGTTGAATTCGATATTAATACAAGGTCGATCCCCGTCGCAGAGTACTGCGGAGAATCTTAGTTCGAGGAGTCTATCAGCATTCCATCCCACTTCGTCAGAATATGACGTATGGGGTAGTCCTACTAAATCATAAAAATCAGACAAAGAGGCGTACATGTCGGTGAGAAGATCGTGATTAATTCGGTTCTCAGCCTTACGTAGGGTCTCCATATCGCTCATGAAAGTTCGACCTGTGAAAGAATCGTAACAGAGAACATCTCCTCCGGAAGAGATGATAACTTCTGTTTTAGATCTCTCAATCCGATCTCGTGCAATTTCAGAGCGAATTACTTCTTCTTGCTTCGGACCTATCTTAGCTATGATCTTCTCACGGTAATCGACAAATGCACGATCGGTTATCGTGTACGCTGCTGCAAGTGCTGCAGCCCTTCTGCTACCAATCCGATCAGCAAATATGATAGCAGCACAAGTGACAAGACCTGCGGAAACGGCTGGTACATAATCCGTCCAAACAAGTTCGACCACTTCCTTAGTAGTTAGTTCGTCGAGGTTTTCTTCCTGCAATTTAGCCGCAGCTTTGAAAGTTCCTTTCGCAGTCAGGAAACTTGTGACCACTACTCCAGCTACACCAATAGCAGTCAGTGTAGTATTAGAGTTTTCTATGACGAGATGCTGGAACTTTTGTGTAATACTGCGAAAGTCCATTCCGATATTCCTCCGCCAACTTCATAATACGCTTATCACGTCGACGCTGCTTGAATTCAGGGAGTTTATGGTGAATAAGGACAATAGAACCAAATAGAAAGAGTGTGGAACCGAGTAGAAAGGTAGACACCAAGGCAACCTGAATCCAATATAGCATCGAATTCTCCTAAAAAGAAAAACTATAATACCGTGTTAGGGTATTATAGTTGAGTGTATTACTCAGCGGTGTTGAGGCTGGCTTCATAGTCGGCTTGTTCCTGGGCGGCAGCTTTGGCGCTACGACGGTTCATCCAATACCGGTTAAGTTTGGCGACAACAAGAACAGTAACGATCTCGGTGACGACAACTCCAACGGCAGTGGCTGCAACGGTAACGACAGTGTTGTTTTCCATTTTAGCTCTCCTTGATAGGGGTCTCATTATAGTCCTTGTTTTTTTCGCGAGGAAAACAAAAACTATAATACCGTGTTAGGGTATTATAGTCTAGAGATCGAATGTTGGTTGGTCAGAGTGCCTTGGCACCTTGGCGGCATACGAAATCGGAGAGGGCTTCGCTAGTTACAGTGCTCATACTGGCCATACGTTCCATGTGGCGGCGGTTGGATTCTGCTTTGTTCAGAGCAATTTGCTCTTGACGTGCAGCTTTCTTCCGGCTACGGATGATCTGGACAGCTTTTGCTGTAATAACGAGTCCTGCGGCGACAACGATTACGCCAATGGCATCTTGGTTTGTCATGGTATCTCCTTCATAGGGGTCTCATTATAGTCCTTGTTTTCTTTGCGAGGAAAACGTTTTTGTAAAGAAGATAACCAAAACGTAGAAGACAAGTAAGTGGTTAACTCACAAGTCTTCTACGCTTGATATCTATTCAGTTGGTTACTTCAGCTTCATCACAAAGCCTAGTGCCTTCGATACTACTACGTGGGCCCTTTCGTGGTTAAGAATCATGATTATACCAGCCAAGTTGCCCAGTACAATTGCCAAAGTGTCAGGACTAACGCTCTTCTTTGATCCGCGAAGGGCGTATAGTTTCTCCAATTTGGTAACGATCTGTGCATACTCAGGGGTGGTAGGATCTGCATTCTCCATCCACGAAAGAAGTCCAACGATATTAGCGTCAAGGGCAGTAGCTTTCTGGCTCTTCTTGAACATAACGTGTCCTTTCATAGGGGTCTCATTATACACGCTGTTTTTACCGCGAGCCTGTTATGAAGCGTTGATTTTGAATGTTGCTGATGACTGATCACCAAGAGATTCGGGATCTGTATTCAGCACCAGAGAGAAAGTCTTTTTGTTATCGGTGTCGACAACGTTGATGACCCCATCATACTTAGACTCACTCTTGTTGTAAACCGTACTAGAAATACCAAGAACTAGACCCAAGAATGTCGTTACGGCAGTGATGGTACCTATAACATTCTCGGCGTTTGGAAGACCCCAAATCTGCGCAATACTAAAATACAATGTTGCTGACGCTGGAAGAATAACTTGTACTAGTTTCTTTAGAAAATCATATACTTTATTATTTAGATACATAGCACTCTTACCTTTACGTGGTATGTGTTTCTTCACTGGGCGTATCGAGCAAGTTTTCGATATATTCGTTACGCCACTGCTGCAAAGCCAGAACAACATGCTCCACAGCAGGACCCCTTTCCGCAACTCGATCTAGTTTTTCTCTCGCAGAACTTAGGGCACGGTCGGCATCCGAATTGTTAAGGTGACGACGAAACCCCATTTGAAGTCCCAGCCATTCTAGCGATGAGGTCATGCGAGAGGTTAGCGAGTTCAAGTAGCCTATTCGTTTGTTCGTCAGCAATACCATGTGCGTCCCGTTCTGTTTCATATGCGAGGCGCCATTTCTCTGCCTCGTCTATTTTGTCCTGCAATGCTGATCGAGGTACCAACTTCCCTAGGAATATCAATAGTACGCATATACCTAGAAGTACAGAAGGAGTTAGTTCGCCTATTGCAATACCCTCTAGCATTTTAAGTTGTCTCCTTCCAGACCCCAGCAGATTTAACCCAAGGTTGTACTGGAACCCACACACCACCACTTTTAATATATGGTACTGCTATACTATTTTGAGTTCCAACCTTGACTAGTACGCCCCCGATAGTTCGTACAGTACTTGAAGCCGACCAAGGGCTCCAACCAGAAGAATTGTGAGTTCTTGCCCAGAAATAATACTGCCGACCGGGCGTAAGGCCAGTTACTGTATCTGAGCCATCAGAACTCATTGTATATTGTGGGGATCCAGAATCGGTTCCCCAACCAATTTGCCGGGAATCTATTGTTAGTGCACTATACCCATCTGTAAATGAAACATTCACAGTTGTATGTCTAATTACAGATAAGGTCGGCGCCCCGGGTGCGGCTGGCATGCGAGGTATTTGTGGCATACTGAACCACGCAGATCCGGCAGAGTACAGACCGGAATACCCAGTCATCTCTACCCACATACCTACACTTGCTGTACCATCATTCGCATGCCAAATTATCAGGATACCTGAAGCGCACTGCAATTTAGGACGGTGATCGTGTCCATAGACATAACCGTGTACACCATCACCAGAATCATGGTCATAGTACACAGTAGTGCCATTAATTGTCGCGGTCCCATTTCTAAGACCTCGACAGCTTGTGGAACCGAAACGCCAACCAGCCTGCCAAGAAATTCTCGTATAGTTCTGGTCTATATTCTGATCGTAGAGTTGCCAATCCAAATATGAACCGTCGGATCCATCTACGTTATTACCGTTTACTGATCCTGAGGTAGCCATAATATATCCTTTGACTAAGACAGAATCTTAAAGTAAATATCCCCATCAGATCCGCCAGATGGGTCAGCCGTGCCTGACGTGATTCCAGCCGCGGTACGATACGCAGCCTTTCCAGAGGGAATGAGACCTAGTACTCCAGCCACTTCGTCTCGAGTACGGTTGATCTCCCGTGCCCCGTAACGAACACGTCCTTCCTCACCAGTATCAGGCACCAAAGGAAAACCAGCGGCAGTCGCCGCATCACCAATAGCCATGATTCATCCTTATAATTATGGTTGGTCTGCCCAGTACTCAGTATCGGAAAGATCCGACCAAACCTGACTGTAGTCCCAAGCCAACCAAGATCCTGGAGTGATGAACGTGTTAATAGCTAGAGTCGGATAACTTCGCTCACCCTCTTTGTCTGATACAAATATGTGTTCTGTAACTTGCATGGTACTGCAAGCGCCACTGTCATCTCGAAGTTCTACGAGATCCCCAAGACGATAGTCAAATTCATATACATAGTTGCTATTCTTAGTTACTTCGCCATCAAAAGCCTGTAGTTGTCGGTTCTTAGCAAGTTCCTCTTTACCACGTTGGATCATCTTCGCCGTGGCAGTAGCTGGAACTGTGTCTGTAATATCATCAGCCTTGACTATTAGAACCTGACGGTCAAACCCACTTACTGATGGATCTACATTGTCAGCCAAGACTACTTCGCAACCAACCGGACTAATTACATAAGCCACGTTTTTATACGAAGCGCTAGTCTTCAGTTCCCTTGAGTTGCTGAGGTTTTCCAAACCCTCGCTGAATACTACAGGAGCCAACAGACTTTGTTGGGTAGTTCTGTCACTACCCATATAGATATCAAAATATAGAACGTTCGTGGTAGGTTCTCGGACAATTCGATTACCCATACCATAAACTTCACAGAGTTTTATCAACGCGTCGCTCATAGTAGCACCGAGAACTATTTCGTACGTAATAGACGTAGGAGGCTCGGCGATCGTGTCCAAGGTGAATATCGTGTCTTCAACTATGTAGGGAATTATATCCCCTGTATGGACGACACCCGTTACACAAATATCGTGGAAAATCTTTTCTGCTATCGCTTTGGGTAGCCCTGTCAAGATCCATTTAGGACTACTTGTTGAGTCGTCCAAAGAACCCGCAGCGAGACGATGTTTGAATATGCTTTCTAGCGAAGGTCCTTTTATAGTTATTATTTTGTTACCGTCAGAATCGGTGGAGTCCTCGACAGACTCTATCACCATAACGCGGTAACTCTCGTTTGTAGAGAGTCGTGTGCCGATGGTCAACAAATTCTTGTTGGCTAGATTCGAGAGAACCTTTAGTTCAAAATCCCCGATCTTGTAGAACCTTTCGGTCCAGATCAAAGACACATAGTCATCGACAACTGCGATCCGACGGTAGAGACTGTCAAGGACGTACACCTCCATTATAGGCCTCCATACCTATTAAAGTAGGACACCGTGTAGGAAAGTGCGGCACCTGCGGCGTAGACTCGGAATGTATTATCACCCCGAGAGAATTCTATCCAGTTACTCTGCGGAGACATAGCGTAGAGAACGGAATATGTAACATCTTCACGGGTATTACCTACGAATTTGTCACCTCGAACGGTACGAATTTCTACGACATCACCAGCTGATAGAGACATCGCAAAATCCAACGATCGGATAGTACCGTCCGGAGGAGTATGGTAAATCGTAAAAGAACTTACTGATCGGTCAATGTTAATTGTGAATACCATACCAGTATCCACAGTTCCATTGTACGTGAAGGGAATCACAGTGTCAGTGTCTACGGAAGATCCGCTGAAACTTTCGGCTGTTTCCTCAACAAAGTCGGGATCAAAACAAATAATGGAAATATCTACTACTGGATCTTTTGAGAATATATCAGGAACGCATGATTCAACTCGGCCCGAGATGATGACTTCCAAATCATTATCTACATGGAAACGAAGCGTGACTTCTCGGTTCGGCATAAAGTAATTATACAAAGTTTCACGCAAACTACGGACCGTGGTGGTTGTGTAGTTTGCTTCGAGACCGATTTTCAGAAGAATATTTCTTGATTCACGTCGACTGCTTTGGTACTGCGTTCCATCAATTTTGGCGAAACTAGATGACGTGATGGTTGCTTTGACCGGTCCTAGTCCATCGACATCTTGAATGGAAAATCCGTTGGACCAGTCGGTCATATTAAGATTAAGAACATCCCCCGAAGGGGCCGTAACATCAATTTGCGTTATCATGCCAAGACCCCTCTCGCGGTTGATATTTGATTGTTTGTCTGCCTATAAATTTCCGCCGCACTCAAAGCCTTCGGCGAAGTATTGTACTGATTAAATATAGCGTTAACTGCGCCACTCATTGATTCGTCCGTGGCAGTCTGGTTATCGTTATAGCCTGACGCGGCATTATTAGCCTTATCTGTACTCGTAGCGACAAACACAGGTTCTGCAGCAAGAAGTTTAGTGATCATACCAGCATTAGCACGAACATCAGTAAGATCCAAGACCGGACGAATAGTCGGAGACAAAGTCTTCTCTGAATCTGTAAGTTGACTAAGCCCGCTTAGCGACATTTTCAAAGCATTCATAGCATCATTACCAACATTTGTAGCAGCCGTCTCAGAAAGTTTGGAGTACTGCTCAAGACCATTGGCGAAACCCATGCTCGAGAATCTACCAACTTCTGTGAAAGCTTTCGAGGGAGAGTTAATACCCAAGAAACTCTTAGCTGCATTTAGAGCAGATTCGGCTACTCCTCGTGCTGCGTCGGCGATCTGCGAAACGCCAGCCCGAATACCATTGACCATACCAGATACAATAGCCACTGCGAGTCTTCCTCCAGCGGCTCCCATTTCGGCACTATGGCCATTAATAGCATTAGTAAGACTATTTATGAAATTAAGAATTAGATTTACGCCGGCTTCGATGACCCTAGGAATACCTGCCGAAACACCATTGATAAAGTTAACAACAATGTCGACACCCCGTTGAACCATCATACCGATATTATTTGCAATACCAGTAAGGATGGAAATTACAATATTACAACCAGCCTGGACGATTTTCGGGGTTAGATTTACCAAGGTCTGCAATAACAAAGTAATGATATTTGTTGCTACGATTACAAACTTGGGAAGTAGCGTATTGACTAGATCCAACATGGAGGATATAACTGTTATAATAGCTTGAGCAAAGACTGGCGCCGAAGTGATAATCACCTTAGCGATAGCCACAAGACCCAAACCGATTTGTGTTAGTGCCATAGGTATCAACCCAATAAGAGCTGATACCATACCGACAAGAACCGCGGTTCCAGCTGCACCAGCTACAGACAAGGCTGTAATACCTGCCGATAGCGCTAGAATACCAACGCCTGTCAGTGCTACACCGGCCCCAATTAGTAGAATGGCGGCGCCTAGTGCGAACAAGAACGGGACCACTGGAGCTAGCAATAGTCCAGCAAGTCCTAGAACAGTGAATGCTCCTGCCAAAGCAAGCAGCGCCGTTCCTATCTCGCCGAGACTCATCTGCGATAGTGTTAGCATCACAGGAGTCAATATAGCAAGAGCAGCAGCCATGATTAGAATAGCGGCGGCACCTGGGACTGCGAATGTAGCAAACATCATCGCAGTAGTTATTAGAATAAGAGAGCCAGCAAGAACTGTCATAGCTTTTCCGATTTCGCCCCAACTCATGGCTCCGAATTGTTCAAGAACCTGAGCCACAACGAGCAACGCAGCAGCCGTTCCTACCAGTGCTATCGCAGATGCTACCGAACTTGGTGGAATCATAATTAGTGCCAGCGACATAAGAGTTAGCGCGCCGGCAAGTTCAGTCATAGCTTTACCGATACCACCCCAACTCATAGTGGCCATCTTAGCCATTGCATCAGCAAGAAGACCTAGCGATGCTACGGTGATAAGCACACCAGCACCTGAGAATATGGCGGTCGGTGGAATCATATACAAAGCGGCCGACATTAGTGTCAAACCACCAGCCATCGCAGTCAAACCTCGAGCAATCTGCTCCCAGTTAAACTGAATGAAATCTTTTATGGCACTTGCAAGAATCTTGATGGAAGCGGCAAGAAGCACTAGTCCTGCGCCTTGTAGGATCCCACCTTTATCCATTACTGCGAATTTGGTAAATAGAGTCAATGCGGCGAGAAGAGTTCCTACACCAACGAGACCCTTAGCCATCTCTTCCCAGCCAAGACCAGAAAGATCGGTTACAGCACTTGCGAGGATCTTGATGGCGGCGGCCAAGATAACAAGACCTGTGCCCGTAGCAATCATACCTTCTGTTGCTGGCATGAAACGCATAGCCGCAGTGAGGCCCGCAAGAAGAGTTATTACACCAACAAGACCCCGAGCTAGCCCGTTCCAGTCTAGTTTGGCCAACCTAGTAACAGCGATTGTAAGTACATCTATCGCGGCACCCAGAAGTATCATGCCAAACGCTAGTTTAGCCATCCCCGCCAATTTGTCTAGGTCTAGGACCTTTTCAAAGACTACCATGGACGCAAACAACTGGGTAAACATGACGGTCATAGCCGTCAGAGCTCGAGTCAGACCTTCTGAATCTATCTTGGAAAGTGCGTTGACTGATAGAGTCAACATACCAATAGCTATAGCAATTTGAATCAATGTAGCAGCACGCAGAGTATTCTGCATTGTCTGCATTGTATCTGTTAGTTGGTCGATCGAATCCTTGATAGATCCAAAGATGCTATCGCCACCAACAAACTTTCGGAAGGTACTTATAAGAGTCATGATAAGACCGGCAAACATACCAGTACTAATAGACCCTAGAATATCGTTATAATCGACACCCTTAAGCGCCCCAGAAATCATTCCGCCTAGCTTGCCGAAGAAATCAGCCATCTTACCAGCTAGTGGGTAGAATACATCCCACACACCACCAAGAATAGCAAACAAACCTTTCCAGGCTGCCGCAGCTAGGTCACCCAACTTAGTAATCGGTTCCAATTTGGCGACAAATCCAGTAACAGACTTGGATGCCCCGATGGCGTCAAAACCACTGAACATCTTAGCCAGTGCTTTGCCGAGAAGACCGACTAGCTGGATCGGACCCTTTAAAACCTTTTCGATAGCGCCAAAGATAACCTCCAGCGCTTTACCTTTGTTAATTGCTTCTCGAAGATTGACGATAAAATCGCCAACCTTTGCCGCGGCGGATAGAAATCCTCCGGAACCTTCTGTTGCAACACCAAACAGATGAGCCAAAGTAACAGCGACCTGCTTGATAATATCCCAACCAATACCAAAAACTGAAAACAATCCGGCGAAAATCCTCCGGAGCTCTTGCGCCCCCGTACTTGTCAGTTTCAGCCCGGAAGTGAAATCCCGAACAGCGACTGTTAAATCGTACAGTTGTTTGCCTGTAGTTGCCGGAAACACATCCCGAAAAGCATCCCGAATTGGACGAAGTACAGACAGCAAAGCATTGAACGCATTACCAATGGCTTCGATGAGAACCGTACGTCCGCCTAGTGCGGCCCAGTCGCCAAGTACTTTATTACGGGTATCAGCAGAGGCAGATATGAATTTACCAAGGACGTTGTTGACATTTGTCCATAGTGTTTTGGCTTGTTCAAAATCGCCAAATATGAGTTGCCAAGTTTTGGCCCAACCTGACCCAGCTGCTTCTTGTAGAGTACTAACCAGTTGACTGAATGTTTTTACCTTAGTCGCGGCATCCTGAGCAGTCTTCCCCATCTCAAGAATTTGGGCGATCTGCTTT